TTTTTTTTTTTTTTTTTGGGTTATGAACGAACCCTAGTCAGCCATTAGTACTCACCTACCAGGGATCTGACCTCAGGCGTGCTAGCTACCCATTGACGAATCAGGGATGTAGCCTCGCACTCAGTGGATAAATGATTGAACAAAGGAGATCGCGTGACCCAGCTAATGCAAGAATAAGTGCGGGAAAGCGTGCCGAAACATCTGAACGGCGAAGCTGGTCACGCGGCTACGCGTCATAAGCACTTGATATTTACTAGCCCGTACATTAGGCAGCCGCAAGCATGTCTCAAATAATGCTTTAGACACCGTTGCGTCGAGCCACCCAGCCCAGGACGGAGGCAAGAGCTTATGCCACGCACCCGCCGCGCCCAACTTGCCCTCCAGATGCATCACCTTCAACCAATCAGGGAACGGTCCACTCTGCGCTAAATAATCTCGACCTAACGCCGAGCCTCCAGCCAACGAACGCAGCACGCCGGGATCCTTACCAGAATTACGATAAATAATACTGGCGTACCCATAATACTGCGACTTGAACATGCCGTAAGCCGGAGGCCCGCGTATATCACGGATGGTCTCGGTCACCTCCGCGGCGCCGATCGCACGACGCGCCCGCTGGAGTGCTTGCTTAAACCGCAGAAGGCATGCGCGCACCGACCAGGATTCCCAGTCGAATTTATGGCCAGACGAGGACTTGTCAACGTGCGTTGTGCGCACCGCATCGCAGATCGCAGCATTACGCAACCACGTGATCATAATTCCCTCGCCATCTTGCTGCGCACGCCCCGCAGCCCATTTCCGCTGAAACTCGAGACTATCGCGCGCGGTGGGGGTGACCCCAGTCGCACGTGCCACCCAACTACTAGCATTAGCCTCCAAATCAACCAAACCCGGCCCGCGCCCGTGTGCATTCGCATAATCATCGGCTAGTTTGCGCCAATACTGGGCATCCAACTCGTACTTCCCGCGCCCAGCCTTGATCCGATAATCATACTCATACACACCCACAGGCAAAATACCGGCGCCACCATTCTCCGGCGCAGCATGAAGTAAAGCAGGTGAGAGACGCACCACGTCAGGCGGGTGTTTGGGGTTAAGATGGCAGGCACGCGTCCAGACACGCGTCTTCGAAAAGAAGCGTTCTGCATCATCATATAAAGCGCGCGCCATACCAAGCCACCCACCACGCCGTGCCCACATCTCCAGCCCAGAAGATATACTGCGAAGCTTCGAGATTGCATCCAATTCTCCACCGCTGCCCTTGTTAGGATGACCGCTCGCGGCGGCATAGACAGCACGAGGTGGGAACGGGCGCATGGCCCCCCCCGCATACAAGATGCGGAAATACACAATCGAACGCCACTGGGCCACCTGCTTCTTAGGATTCGCAAGATGGCCCTGCTCTAGCATCTTCTCGACAGCAGCCTTCCCCTCCTGGTATTTCCTGAATACCTCAGCCACGTCATCGGCACGGTTCAGTACATACATCGAGGTCCGTGAACGCAATGACGCACCGCGACCCAACAACTCAGAGTCACGCACAAGCAATCTCGAGGTACCGATGATTGTATTAACCTCAAGTGTGGTGCGTCTGCCCGATTGCTGGCCCGCGGGGTTGGTCACCTCGACCGCGGTGTCACCAACACGCCTCGCTCGCCCGCCAGAACCCTTAATAATCTCATCGACGACGCGCGAATAGTGGTCGTCGGCATAGGCCTGGCAACGAAAGATAGCAACGCGATGGCCCTCCTCGATCCTGTCAATCTCGCGCAGCATATCGGTGGCAACCTCCTGCCGAATATAACGCCGTATGAGCTGTCGCATTGCCTTGAGTACGACCATGTGCTCAGCAACATGCACATAGTGATCCCATTTTGACCAATCCCACGCCACAAGGATTCTGCCATCACTCAAATAATGAGCTGGACCCTCACTTGCGGCGATCAGATTGATGTGACGACCCATCGTTTCAGCAGGAGATTCACCGATATCTAAGCCGACAACAGGGTAACGACTACGAAGCGGGTGAAAGACATAGGACTCTGCAGTTTGATCTCGCATATCCGTGGCTGATAAGGTACGATCAACACCACGTTCATCCAACTTGCCTGCGATCTCAATATACAGCTTACCCCAATCCATGGCCCACTGTTGTTTCTCAGTCATAGTCATTACGTATGCCTTGGCCGCCCCTGGCGGAGAGACCTGATTCCCGAGCACGTCGCGAGATCTGCGACCCGCAACGCCGCCTGCCGCCCATGCTGACCGCAACGAGATGAATTCATCCCAGGTTTTGGCTTTATCAGCATATGTTTTATAGATAGGCTCAAGCAGCGATGTCGCAGCTGACAGTAACTCCTGCAGATACGCATCAAAGGTGCGACCCTCAATGCTAGGATAAGTATACTTAAATTCATTTAGAGCATACTTAAGCACTTCAACGGTCACCTCGCCCTTCATTGCGTCCGCATCGCTGAAGCCGTTCAGATCTTCCGCATTCAAGAAATAAGCAGATGCGATATGTTGACGATTGGTCAGCGGAAACATCCAAGTCTGAGTGACGACCGCAGTCGTTTCCTTACATATCGCAGTCCACTGGGCTGCTGTGGCGTGTAGAAGGCGTGTCTTGAGAACATATTGACAAAGGCTGGACCAATACTGAGTAGTCCAAAGCCAGAAGCATGTGAAATACATGCGCTCATAAGACATGCCCGCCACCAGCATCTCATGCAGAATCTGTTCGGCGATCAGGCGGAATAGATCCCCGGCACCTTCCTTACTCCACACACCATGCACGACTATATACAAAGAACACAAATCAAAATAATGCCGCTGCCGGAAACGACGCTCCCTGTTCCACAACGAATCAGCCCAGAACAAGGCACGGGATGCACGCCCGGCATCGAGTTCGTGCCACATACGAGCCCACAGCTCAGGGTCTATGACACGTTCCTTAACCTCGATTTCACCAAGCGCCTTCTCCAAGTCACCCCATGGCCACGCGCCCAATTCGCCCCATACATCCTCAGTGCGGAATATACGTGATGCCCGGAATTTGGTATAAGCGTCAGAGTGTGGGCATCCCAAATCATAAGGATTCCGAAGCCAAGACACAAGCTCCTCGGGCGGCGCATCACTTTCAAACGCATAGAATGGTGAAGAGAATGTATCAGCAACGACATAAACACAAATACCACGAAATAAACGAGCGGCCAATGCACGTAGATCAGAAGCGATCTCGACATCCAAATCAAAAGAACGCAGCAAAGAACAATACTTGGAGGCCAATGCAGCAGAAGAAACACAAATGAGCGGAAAGCCCTTGGGTGTAAACGAGGGTACCCAAAAGGACCGTGGCGACCACAACTTAGAAAGGCAACGCGAGGTATCGTCGTTCCCGGCCGAGAGGTGCGAGAGAGCATGACGCCCCTCGGCCAAGCTACCCCACCAGAATGGTTCGTCCCCTAGATAGTGACGCGCTTCCGCTAAGGAGGCGGCGTAACGCGCATTTTCCAGCACTATCTGAACGCTTCGCATCACGCACAGCGGATGGGTACTCGAGTGAGTTCCAAACCGGACTGTCAGCTA